GCCATCTTCACCGAAGTTCGACTATTCTATTATTATAAACTAACATATCTATACATAAAAAAAATAAAACTATAGATGTTTATTTCTTACTACCTGTACGTGAGGATGAGGGTGTTTGAGTAACATCTTCTATGTCCAATAAAGGACGCATACGAAGGTTACATTTACACAATTCTACATCGACACGGCAGGAAGGACAAATGTCACTCCGAATTAACCGAGGAGGACGTCGGGGCATTTCATAATCATCAACTTCTTCTTTACCATGCTCTGCCAAATAGCGCTCAACAGCTTCATTTACCTGACGCTGAAGCTCTATTCCTTCTGGTGGCGCTGGTTTACTCAATGGTAGAGTAGCAGCACCAAGTCGCGCGACGCCATGGCAAATCACACGAAGATTCGTGTAAAAAGTTGAAGCACCAGCGTTACCCACCACAAACGTGAGCGTACAACCATAAGAACTATTGTCTGTAGGGACACCCCAAGTCCATGGATTAATAGCTGATGGAATAAGTAATTCAACACTACAATTAAAAATAGTAACAGAAGGCCCAACAGCTTTATCATTAAAAGAAGTCCCACCTTGAGCTACCTCCCACGTATCTGCTGGAGTGGGAGTAATTGTAGATGCCAATGTCATGGTGGAAGTGGTTGTGGTGTTGGTTGTAGCCGAACAAACTGACACCGTATATCGACCACCTTGTGGAAAGTGGAATCGATAAACACCAGTAGCGCCTGCTGTTATCGCGCATAACGGCGCACCCACAAGTAATGAATTAGTGTGCCAAGCGGTTGATAACAGAGTTCCAGTAGCTGTATACACTGATGACATATGATCATTGGCAAGCAAGCTAACAGGATTAACCCTTGGTAAAGAGAGCTCAACTTCATAATCAACATAAAGAGAACCGATCAAAATGGTATCAGAAGCCATTCCATAGGTTGCAAACATAAAATAACCAGGACTGGTTAAATCAGTTGGACCACCATGAGCCACAAAATATTCATCAAACAAAGCTTCCTGTGACAGAAACTGTTTACTATGATTTTTATGTAGCACTACTTCTGTTGCCCACTTCGTATTCATAAACGTGGGATATGTGCTGGGTGGAGTGTCATCAGCATCATATATAATTGTCATAAGCGAAGCTCCCTGAACTCCTGTGCCTGACACAGCTGTACCTAGGCGAGTGACAAAAGTGAATTTCAACTTCTTCAAATGGTATTTATCAAATTTTGTTGCAAAACCTGACAACCATGGAAACATTAGAACATTCGTAGGAATGATCTGCTGATTATAAGTCACACTAAAAGCAGCGTTACCATTAATATTTGATATCATTTCTCGGTTTTTAACACAAATATTATCGCCATTGGTGGATATTTTCAAAGGCATACCACCTTTTTGCTTACGACCTGAATATTTCATTTGACGTGCAACTCCGCGTGAGCGGAAACTCGCAGCATCACGTGAAATAAGCTGGTTATTTCCACGAGGTCGATTACCATCTTTACGAATCCTAGGACCACTAAGTGATTTAGCCACTTTTTTAAAAGTTTTATCAGCCCGTTTAAGAGTTGACTCTGCTGCTTTAACAGCACCATGTTCTAAAGCCTTGGCAACTGCTATACCTTTTGAGATTGGAGACATTTTATTAATATTTAAATTAATTTCAAAACAAGGATGGTCTATGCTTATAGCCTTGCTCTGTTTAGACCATGTCTCTTCACTAACATACAGCGCATGTATTGTGCGGTCATCACGTACCGTACTCTGAATTTGCTGCCAATCTGTGGATCCTACAGTACCATCAACCAGTGCAAAGCGAAACTCTTTGTGCAAATAATGCAGATAATCACGTATAATGCCATTCGCAATTGGATTATAAAAAGCTTCCTGATATAATGCCACTGCTCGCATATATTGCCACCGAACATCATCATTGGATGAACCAAACATCAAAGAGGATAAAACTTTCATTTCATCAGGAACTGGTATAACACGATGTTGGTAAATCTTAAAACCATGTCCAAGGAACTTTAACGAAATTGCAGGTCGTGGATCCCAGATTTCGTCTTCTGCTGTGAATTTAAAACCAAGCTCAGCTCCATATTCCACCTGGGTTTTAGCATTATAAAATTGCAAAGCTTCATCACTAACCGTGAATGCGTCATCATCACCGTATAACGCAGCTTCTACATGTTTCATGAAGGACTCATAAGTCCGCATCTCCTCTGGAGCCGATCGATACCAACAATATGCCTTGAGCACAAAGTTAACGAGGGTATTATCAACGACCGTGTTATTACTACCTGAGGGATTACCACTATGTTTCTGAAACACATCACCATTTGCAAGTATTATATTCGTATTTATAATGGAGTCATATAATTGACGCATTCGGTATGCGTCTTTATCGACATAATTCCCACACTCAATACGAAATTCACAGATTTCTTTTAACATATCAGCTAGGATTGACGCATCATAGGAACTTCCATCAAGAGAAAATCCATTTGGATGCTTATTCAAGCGCTTGTAAAGGCGCTCCCAGCCTAAATTATATTTACTGATACCAACTGCACTCCAACCAGTATTAAGAACACCCATCTCATAAAAAAGATTGTTCATGTGTAAGTTTAAACGATTGCTACACATCGTAAAATCCATAGGAGCGGCTAGAAAAGTGCGCAGCTTATTCAGCTCTACACGCTCATTACTTCTCATTTCGCTCTTTACGGCACACGTCCAGATAAAATCAACACGATCCCCCGGATCAGCCAGTTTCTCCCACAATTCGTACATATAGGGTTCGAAATGTGGGTTAGCTAACACTTCACGCTTAGTAGGGTAGGCAGTACTCAATGGGTAACCACTACTAGAATTCTTTGTTAGCTGCTCAGTAACTAGATCAAAACTGAGCTTATATGCACCTTTCATACAGGAAAAGTGCCTCTTCATACAATTTATAGCAAACTTAAAAGCTGCTTTATTATAATCTATACTATCACGATCATACTTGGCGACAGACGGAAGCTCAGCTTCTTCATTCGCCCAAGCATATTTATGGGATAAATTGAGCCTCAAACCTTTATTATGTAAGAAAGCCCTAAAACTATGGTTATCATTAATCCTATCCTTATATTTAACTACTCTTCGACATTTACCAACAAAACCAAAGTTACCATAACTAAGGCCACTAAGATTCTGAAAGGCTGCTTTTTCAACACCCCCCAGGTAAACTGATTGATCGGTACCAAGTAGCGGCAAATACCGATCAACAACAGCCCTTATTGGCTGCTGGAGGAAGATGAGTTTGTTGAGGTGGCTTTCAACTTAGCGAGATTATCTTTCGAAAAGTAATAACCCGCATTAGTGTACTCACCTGCACCATCAGTATGTAATCCAATACCATTACCATTAGAGTCCAATATAATGCCACCACTATACCCACGGTCAGTACCAACACTGTAAACCATTCCAGTGCCATTTATTGCACGAATAATACCAATGTTAGTTATCCACTCTTTTATGCCATACGACCAAACGTGGATGCTTATAGCATCCCCAACACTTGGTGGTGGACCTAAGGTAATTTGTGGAGCGGGAAATTTAATAGGATAATAAGATGTATCATCATCAATAATATTCCAAGCGCCCTCTATACGGTGTTTGGTTCCTTCTTCAAACTCAATAATAGTATAGTCGGTAGCGTTCAACGCACGCACGCAATGTGCGGCAGTCACCAAATTTCTACCAAAAACAAAGCCATTAAAAAGCTCAGCGGGTTGAGCAGCAATATAACTGGTAGCCTTGAAGCAGCTCCTCTTATACTTAGCAAAAGCGACTTCACGTTTACCATGGAGCGCTTCTGACTTGTATATATGAACTTTTGAGCAATTACACCCTTTCTTCAAACAACGCACTTTGAATCCTTGCTTATGCTTATGCTGACACTTTTCGTTCTGGCACAAATCACCACGAACACACATCTTCTTGTTATAACGCTCTTGGCCATGCTTACATAAGTCATGTGGGACGCGATACTTACGCTTAGAAGCTTCCAATCCAATGGGGCAGAATCCCATACACTCACTCTCAGGAAGAATGCACTCACATCTACCATTTGGCAAATTATTGTGAATATGTCCAGGTAATGATTCATTAGCTTGAATCTGCCCATGCTTGTTTCTATGCACCCCATGCCGCTTCAAAACATTCTGGGAATGAGCATCACCAGGAACATTTGTAGGATCATCCGTGATAGCATTATACTCCTCATCATCGTTCGAAATAGTATAATCATGACTGTTATGATCTTGTGGATCAACTATCCAAGAATTTTCTTTTAAGAAAGCAGAGTAACCATCAGAACGAATATCATCGACCATTGAACGATCAGCCATAACAAACTCACCATCAGAAATTTTAAAATCTAAAAGATCACCAAGATCCATGTGATCTTTATTATAAACTTTCCAACGTGATTTACCCTTATTCTTATTATGGTTAGACTGAAACACATAATACTTTTGACTTTCTTGGTTTCGCACACATCCTAAAGCTGCCGTTAACTTATGTGGAGAAGCATCATACTCTTTAGTCTGCCAATAAACTAAACACGAATCATTTTCAAGTTTAGCTGGCATACCCATATCATCAAAGTAACGTAAGCCTTCAGATGTGCGCACTACATGTACGCGTTTAGGTTTCTTTTGCAAACGCCAATACATTAATGCGGCTAGTAGAGCCACTATGAAGCCAAGCCCTATGTACCACGTATTTTGCTTATTCAATATCGCAACTTTATCAGATGCTTCCATGCGAAAATTAAAGTCATCATCAACAACTATGCCCTCCATAGCTGTGATCTCTTTTTTAAGGACAAATACCTCCGCACGTAACTGTTCACACTTACCATCATCATCAATAACCTCTTTCATAGCGTCAAGATGGCTCTCATGTGATTTTAGCTTAGTTTTCATTTCTGAAAGTTTAGCTTGTCTAGCTTTTGGATCCAGATTGGCGGTTATACTACGCAACTCTTTAACTTCTTCTTCCAAATCAAGAGTTGTTACACCAAAAGCCGACGAAATTAATTTTGCGCCAAGTATTAAATCCTTAAAATAAATCATAACCGAGTGAATTCCTTTTGAAATGTCAAGAACAACAGCCAAACCATGCATTGCGGACAACGGTACAAGACACAATGCTGCCACTGTTTGTACCAAAGCGAAACGACTAGAAAGACTTTTATTTTCACTTTCATGCAGCAAAATCAATTTCGAACAAACAGCCGGCAATGATTCATTTTTCCGTATTAAACGAAGTTTACCAAGAAAATCATTATTTCCCACTTTCGTCTTCAAGTATGATATCATTAGAACTGCAAGTCCCACTATTGCTGACACTGCCGCTGCGTTGTGACGCAGCTCGTATAGCCTCCTGCCCCACATCGTGAGGCGTGGTAACTCTGTTAGGTTTCCCGCGCTGGATACTTGAGACATAACATCCTTCGCTTGTTGTACCACCTGTTCCGCGGTCTGTATAGTCAAACACGCGCGTTTGGCAGTAGTGACACCGGGTATAGTGTGTGAATAACCAGTTCTGCATATAAAGTATAACGTCCCCGTAAGTGTGCCTACCGCTAATAGCATGGAGAGTGGCCATGATATTGTCAGCGCACCGCCTGTAGCGATCGTACCCACCACTGCCATACCCGCTACTTGTTTGACTGGGAACTGGTTTTTTGAATCAACTAGTGCTGCATTTTGCTTGGCCATTTCTTTCTTAAACCAGACACGCCATAACTCATGCAAATCACCTGCACTACATTGAACCAGCCATGTTGGTTCTCTACATTCCCCGTTCACATTGATGTACATCGATAAGCGATATTTTTGAACACTCGCGTTATATAACAACATACTCGCTGATGACGTCATCTTTTCCATAGTTTGCTTATGATTTAACTCGCAAAAATCAACTAAAGTTAAACGCACTTTTTGTTGCTGTATATCAGCATGCGTTCTCTTAGCTAGTTCACTCTGCAAAGTTTTAACACGTTGTAATTCTTCCTCTGTAACATTAGGATGACGAAGAGACAAATCTCTCTGCATCTGACTAACCTTCTGTTGTTCCTCAAGTAGAGCTTGAGAAATTTGGACTGGGCACGGCAAAGCCGATTCTTTATTGTCCTCAACGATATTATTACTTGACATGGCGAAACTGAG